GGGGAGTAGCACCGCGAGTCGGCGTTAAGACTGTCATTGCACACCCCAAAAAGGAGTCACAATGAACTATTTCCGTATTATACGAAAACGTCTTCGGACGTTAGGCGTAAAGCCTAAGGACGCCAGGTTGGTGTCTCTGGACTTTGACTATCAAGTCAAGTGCCAGGGCATTAACCGCGCGCTCTCGTATTTCAAGAACTTGGGTGATACCCTTATTGGGTATATATCCGGTTCAGGATACAAGGCGCCCTGGGTGGCAACCTATGATGGTTACCCCAGGAAGTGGTTATGCTTGAAGGACTACCCTTTGGAAGTCCAACTGCGCGTAGCCAAGATGTCTCGTGTGATATTATTATCACAACCAACACCTGACATGGTGCGTAAGCTCCACAGTGCGGCTACTGATCCCTTTGAGGATCAGGGTGCATTGACTACTCTATCCACCTTACAAAAGGTCGGGTTGGAGTACTGGGGACTGCGTATCCCGGAATTTGAGTTCCGGTTTGGCACAGTAACCAAGTCCGCAAGGACATATGTATCCAGGTCAGTACCTCGTGGTACTGAAGTAGGATTCGACCTGCAGAGTATACACTCTTGTTACTTCGCATGGTCGGGTCTAATACATAAACTGCCAAATTGGCAGGAGGTATTATACCCAATCTCGCCCTCCTGGTTGAATAAACCAGAACATCGGCATCTGCCCGTGGAGAGCAGTGTCGGAGTTCTTCGAGGTGTGATGGAAAACGGAGGTAAGCTGCGTATTTTTGCAGCACCCAATGTTCTCCTTCAAAACCTGCTAACCCCTCTTCAAGAGTGGTTGGACAAGTTGCGGGACCAGGTTGGTACCGATGTATACCGAGACCAGCGCTCTGGTGCATTATGGGCACAAGCCTGTATGCGTCAGGGTCGGGAGGTCCATTCAATTGACCTCTCCTCGGCTACTTGCCGATACCCCTTTGCGGTACAGATCGAGCTTTGTGAGCTCTTAGGAGTTCCCACAGAAATGCTAACCTTGTACCGAGCTGTTGCTCGTGGTACTTGGAAAGTACTTCCGAATATGGTTCCCTATTTTGGGGAGTCAATTCGTTGGGCTGTTGGACAACCTCTGGGGGTTAATCCCTCCATGTCTTCCTTCGCCTTGTCGCATAACCTCGTTCTCACGGGGTTGTGTGTGCAACTCGGTTTGGACCCGATGGACAGCTTTCGCGTCCTAGGGGATGACGTTGTTTGTGCCGATCGCCGATTGGCTGAACGATACCGCCAGGTGATTACCAGTAATGGTATATCAATATCCGAG